GGCTTAGAGGCAACATCAGCGCGAACAGCTTCGCGGGCAGCGATAGCAAGTTGAGCTTCATTGGCTTGCGCCTTCATGCTTTCTAATTGAGCTTGCGCGACACCTGACTGCACAAGTTGTTTTTCATGCAGCCAGTTGAAGAAATTGACAATAACGCCCATCAATCCACTGAGAAGTGAAATTAGAGCGGTTATACTCATTGCGTTGGGCGGATTATTTTAATGATGCCCATAACTAGAACGCCAACCGTTGGGACAAGCGCACCGATCTCAGCAGCGTGCGGCAAGAAGCCGATACTGGCGATAACAGTAGCAAGACCTGAATAGGTTGACTGTTCAGAGATACGTGCAAGAATCCAAGACGTAATATTATTCATATTTAACTCCTATTAGCTGACGCGCGCCGCTTGGAAGTGCATACCATCTTTACTTCTGCCCGACCAAGAACCACCCCAAGTCCAACCTTCGTCCTCGAAGGCTTTTAGGACTTGAGGCACTTTTGCAAAGTGCGGATCTTGGTCGTGAAACCAATTCCGGGGGGCGTCAAGGTCAATAGCACACCCATATGCGTGCATTGACAATACGTTACCGCCGCGCATTACACGATAGTTATATGACCCTGAAAAGACAGAGACGCCCCAATCGTCGATTATTTTTTGATTTTTGCCAGATGCAAGCCATATTACGTCAAAAATCCGTGACAAACTGTCCGCACATTTTTTATTTATGGCGATTGACGTGATCGGCTTGCCAGCAAACTGCATTTTAAACGGTGGGCTGATTCGGATAAGATTGCCTTTTTCCCATTGCGCTGATGGGCCACCATTGCGGCCGCGAGGATTGCCATAGAACGCATCGCATTGTGATTGAAGAGGCCAGGTCATCGGTCTGCCTTTTGAGAAATGAGATCTTGAATACGATCTAATTTAGAAAAGATCGCATTGAGCGATGTATTGAACTCATCGCGCGTCACATAGCGGCCAGCAACCAGCACCTCAATTGACGCGACCTTATCGACAAGCGCCTTGTCAGCCGTCTGAAGATCCTTTAATGACCCCCAGATCGTGTTAAGCACCCATCCAAAAGTGACGCTCACTATCGCCGTGGCGACGTTAAAAAAGAACTGATATTCGCTCATTTTCATCTCGCCATTGCGTTACGGTTTTCAGGAGCCATTACATTTCCAAAAGTAACCGCCCCCGAAATCGCTGGCGGTATAATTGTCTTTTTAACTGCTGCTTTACGAGCACGAATATTTTCGACGCCTTTTTCAGTGGCTTTAGAATATTCTTGCGCCGCTGTCAGAGCTTTCTTAAACTCAGCAGGGTCAAGCATCTGCATACCGATCTCGGTAGCGAGCTTTTCATCTATCTTACCAAGCGAACGTTTGACGACTGTATTAGCAATAGTCCACACACGGTTAAGTAAGTTAAGATGTGAAATAGACCCAAGTTTGCTACTTGCTAATTCTTCAGCCGATGGCGTCGCTGCTTTACCAAGATCCGCTTGTTCTTTAGAGAGCTTAGACCGACGAAACTCGTCACGAACGTCATTAACAACTTTCATTTCTTCAGGGCTAAAAACGTCTTCTAATTTATCAAAAAACGTCTGCCCCGTAGCTTTTTTAATTGTCTTAGGTGCTTCTTCAACAGCACGCGCAAACATACCGCCGCGTGTAGCGCCCTCAGTAACTGGCTCCGTAAGCGCTTTCTGAAGTTGTTGGGCTACTTGCATCTTATTAATCGGTTGACTTTGAGCCGCGTAATCCGAACGTGCTTTTGCATATTCAGGAATTTTTTCTAGTTGACTTACAAATTCTTTTCGCGTTTGTTTGATAGCTCCAACTTCAGTAGCACCAATTCCAAAATCCTTCGGGTCGCGGATCATATCATCCAAAGCCATCTTCACATGATGTAAACTTTGCATAGGATATTTAGCAATTTCGGCGGGTGTTATTTTCAGTATGGGATTACCGTATTCATCTAATATGCTAGAAGGAACTGTTTCCGCAGGTTTGGTTTTGCCAATACGAAATGATTGTCCTTTTTCTTCAGCTATTTGCGCGGCACGGCCAAAAGCCTTTTCCATTGATGGTCGATCTAAAATCGCTGTCAATTCTTTGGATTCAGGTATTACTTTAGCAAAAGCCCGTTTATAATTAGACGCAGCCGCTGCATCTCGCGCAGCTTTAGCAGCCTCAAGATCAGATTCAGTTCCGGCAATTTGTCCAAGTTCAGCAGCGCGGGCTTGCTCTTGAGCCATAGTAGCGGCGCGTGCTTCTTGTGGAACTTGCTTCATCGCTGCTTGTGCAAATGTCTGAAGCTGCGGCGCATTGACATCAGCAAGTGCTTGAGGCACTGTCATGCCCGGGCGTGCAGCCGCAAGAGCATTAATAGCCTCCGGCGTCTGAGCGCCAAGCGTTTCCATATACGCCCGCGCTTTAGGTGCAAAAGCATTGCGAGCCATTGGATATGCGTGTTCCGCTAATGTATATGGAATAGCACGAAGCGGCGCAGTAACCGCGCCAGCCCCTGACAAATTCAAAGCCGTTGAAACAGGCGCTTGCTGAAATGTCTGAAGAGGTGATTGAAGAAAACGCCCGATGCCACGCGCTACACCCGATAATGTTTCAGCCGGATTAGCCACTGCCTCAGAAACATTTTGTAATGTCTGCAACGGATTTGTCGCCGCAGTATACGCGCCTTGCCCGATGTTCATAACATCTTGAGGCACATTACCAAGCGTTGTGTCTATGTAATTTAATATGCCGCGAGGCCCCGGCATACCTTCATACCCTGCCGCGCCATGTTGCGCTGCTAATGTTTCATAATCTGGAGCTTCTGTCGCGCCGCCATGTTGCGCTGCTAATGCGTCGTAGTCCATCAAAGCCCCGCAGCTTTACGGAACGCGTCAGCGCTCGCTTTATCTTTGAATGTGTATGTCTTACCATTTGGCGCAGAGACTGACAGACCGCCTGACGGTGCAGCCGCTGCTGGCGCTGCTTCTGTAGGTTGTTCAAACCCCGCATATTTAGATAGAACTTGTTTGACTTGGTTCCACGCCGCAAGACGTTGATTAGCTGGAATAGACGGGTCGTCAAGATTACCAAGTGTTGATTGAATGAAATTACGGTCTTCGTTTGATATACCCGCGCCGAGTTTACCATTAAGTTTCTTGAGAATAGCGTCATTAACAATGGTCTTGATCTGTGAGATCTTTTCCATACCTGGCGTAGCTTCGCCAGTAAGATAGCCAACGGTTCCGGCTGCAAGCGATTGAAGACCGCCGCTTGTTGACCCCATGATAAGTTTAGAAATTTTATCTTCGCCTGTCTTAGGATCGTAACCTGCCGACTCAAGTGTATCTTTACCAAACTTTTGATTATTCGCTTCGACACTGCCGACAGGATACTCAGGCGCGGGCATAACTGGCGCTGGCATACGAGCAACAGGCATTTGTGGTTGCGCTATAACACCAGCAGGAGGCCCGACAGGCGCTGCTGGCATGACAGCATTAGCGCCCGTAACTGGTGAAACCATAGCGTTCTGAACTGGGCCTTGACCACCATATACGGCGTTAAATTTATTAACATATGCTGGTGTAGTTGTGCCAAGAATATCGGCGCGATTACCAGCTTTAGCTAATGGTTTTCCAGAGAACCAAACAGACGCGGCGTCTTGAGCCGAACCATATTTCGCAGCATTACGCGAAAACTGATCTTCAAACACGCGTTCTTGTGCTTCAGGGCTATTTAAAAATTGTTGCGGCGTCAAACTGACGCCAAGTGCCTGCTTTGTCCATTTAGGAATATTTTCACCCATAACTTGATATTTGCCATGCGCGCGGTCGCCTGACTTAGTAACTGGACCAAGCGCGCCATAATCACCGCCGCTTTCAATGTTGGATATAGCAGCCTTTGCGGCGGGCATGTTAATACCGCCTTGAAGCATTGACGGCGTGACTGGCGTAAGTTGACCGGTCGTTTCATTTTGAAGAAACTGACCTTTATCGCCAAGGTCAACAATTTTTTGTTTGCCCGGCGCAGTAACTTCTGTGCCGGGCACAACTTCAGCGCCGCCTTTACGTCCAACACGAATAAAACGTGACGTATCGCCAAAGTGCTGTTGAAGAATCTGTTCTTTATCATCTGAGGCTTTAGCCATCAGATCGCGAATATGCTCAGGATCAAATTCTTTTTTTACAATTCCTTCAACGCCGGGATATGCTGCTGTCGCAGCCTGACGCCATGCGGGCCATGTTTCTTTTGTGACCGCAGGAAGAAGATTAACAAGCGCGTCATAATGTTTGGCCGCGCGCTCTTGTTCTTTAGCCGCCGCTTCTTTAGTAGCTTGATCTGCTAATCGAGCTTCTTTAGTGGCAGTAATACCAGCTAATAAATCTTTGCGTTCTTGGTCTGCCTGACTTCCAGCCAATGCTACACCTTGAGCATAAGACCCCATAAGATTCAGATTAGGAACCTGAAATTCTGGAACTGGCTGATATTGAATTGGCATTATCCGCGCGCCTTCATACCGAGATAAGTTGCACCTGCACCAAGAGCCTGCCCTGCAAGCGCCGCCATTAGGTTTGTCGGCCCCATATAAGCACTAGCATTAGCCGCGCCCATGTTGGCGTAGCCTTGGCCAAGATTCTGGCCTAATGCGTTATAATTAGCTGCAAGTTGTTGCCCTGCGCCTGTGTAAACGTTTGCTAAATTAGAGCCTGTCGTGCCATAAGTGCTGGCTAAATTCTGGCCTGTTCCAGTGTAGACATTTCCAAGATTAGCGCCAGTTTGCCCGGCCAACCCAGACGCGACTTGAGCCGCGCCCGCGCCTTGACCACTTAAGTTTTGAAGCGCGCCAGTTTGTAACTGAGCCTGCTGCATAAATCGTTGATATGCGTTTTGATATTCTTGGCTGGCGGCGTTCTGGCCATAATTTGTTAACGCCTGCAACGCACTGCCGCCGACGCTTGCTCCGCCAAGACCAGCAGCTATAGCGTTCTGCGCTGCCTGCTGGCCCTGCTGAAATCGCCAAGCATAACTTGGGTCCATCTGAAGCTGCGCGGCTGTTGGCATTTGACCATATTGACCGCCGGGCGCATACATAGCCGCAAGCTGATTCGTTGCTTGCGCGCCTGCG